CGCGGTTCTTTCGCTGCATGTGAGTGTACCCACACTGCGCGTTTTATTCCAAGTTCTTCCCGCCTTGCCTTCTCAATAACGGCGTTAGCCTTGTTACTTTGGTCCTTCGCAATCAACTTCGCCCGATTCCGGCTAATACCGTAAGCGTGCTGCAAGTTGTTAGTCAGCGTGGCCAAGTCAAAACCCGCGTTAACCGCCTCGCTCACATACTTCTCAACTTGCCCGAGATATTGCGACGGAATGGAGCGGATCAAGCCGACATTCATGCCCATAGACGCCTGTAGCGCTTCGCGCGTCTTGTCAGTCAGTTGCAGCTTGACCGTAAACCCATGTTGGCGCATCTGGCGCTTCAAGTTGCCGTCATAGTGTTTCAGACTGCCCTTGATGAACCCGCGGGCAATGTTCTCGCCTAGATCGCCCAGCTTGCTGATCCACTTGATCATCAGGGCACGAATGGCGTTCTCCAGCGGGTGCGCATCAAGCGCCACAGGTTGCGGCGGCACGTCCTTGTACCGCTCGACCTCGGCCAGTACGTCGTCACGCACCTGGCGCAGCAGGGCGTTAAGCTCGGCTCGGTACTTGGCCTGCAATCCGGCGTTGGGCCGGATTGGGCGTAGGGTGACTGATTTGCGGCTAATCATTATAGTTCGCCGGGTCATCCCACCCTGACCACTCGTCCTGAGCCGTCATTGCGTATTTCTTCTGGAACCGCTGGCCGGCCTCCGACTGATAGAAAGACTGCCAGGTAGCCCCCTCATACCCGAGAAGCTCATGACCCCAGAGGGATGGCGAGTTCTCATCAATCCTTCCGCTTGTAGGTGGCGTGCGCGGTTTAGCCGTTGCCTCCGGGACGGCTGGCGGCGCTGCTGTAGGCGCCTGACCCTTGCGGGCAAAAGATTCCAATTTTTCATTCATCTCAACAGCAAACCACTTGCGACGGTCGGCATCCCAGAAGGCACCAGCGGCCTTTGCCTCGTCTTTCCTAGAATACGGCACGTCCAGGTATGTTCTTTCGCTAACCGGCGTTGCTGCTGCGGTCTTGTACGCCTTAGCGGCATCTACGCGCTCTTTCTGCTCGGCTGCCTCGCGCTCACGGCGTGCTGCCGCCTGCTGCTGCAATTTAGGAAGGTTCTTTTCCTTCCATGCATCACTCTTTTCCTTGCGCTTAGCTGCATCGGCTTCTTTTTGCTCATTGCTGATACGGTCCAGCTCTGCCTGCACCTGCGGATAGAGGTGATCAAGCTCACCGTCCCTGATTTTTTGTTTCAGCTCACCAGTGGGGATGCCGCCAGGAAACGCGATATTTTTAACGATGTTATTGGCGCGAACCATCTGTTGCCGCTGTTCTTCGGTAATCGGCTCAGACTTCTGCGGCTGTTCCTTCAGAGTGGACTGATGCGACTTCGGCCCCACAAAATCCTTGCGAACCTCGCCGATCTTTTCACCATTGAACTTGCCACCCATTCCGCCCTTGATTTCGCCACCTTCGCCAATCAGAACAGGGCGCCCGGTATTGTCGGGGCCGTTAGGCTTAACGGTGATCCATTTATCGGCATCTTCGGCGGTGCCTAGTCCACCCATATCAAAATCCGGTTCCGGCGCCTCTGGAATATCCTCCACGACGATGTTCGAGTAAGCCGGATCGTCCGCCAAGGTCTGCCGCGCCTCCTCTTGCGAGATAATGCCGCCGTCCACCAGGGTGACGCTCGTTCTTGCTTTCACCTCACCGATTTCCGCTAGCTCCTTAGCGTCCATCTGCTTCAGCGGCTCAAACTCCCAGCGGATCGACTGGTCGATCTCGCCGAACAGGGATAGCTGCATCAGCTCGCTGATACGCTCGATTACGGGGCGGATGTGCGCTTCGTTCTGCGCGCTGATGTAATCGCGGTAGACCTCGATTTCACCCTCGGCGCTGGCGCCAAGGCCGTTCGGAGTGACGCCCAGCAGCTTGACCAGCGGCGTATGCGAAGGCGCGGCCATCTGTTCTTGTGCTTGACGCAGCAGCTCAGGAAGGCCAGTCAACGGCGTGTTTATCTGGCTGATTTCCTCGGCTTCTTTGTCCAGCAACATCAGGCCGGTATTGTCGCGGTACTTGTTGAACAGTCCGGCGCGTAGCAGGGTGTTCGGGTCGTTCTCGCCGGCCAGAATGCTGCTCATGTCCGTGGCCAAGATGGTCAAGCTAAACGCATGTACCAGTTCGCTGATGCTGTCCGCCGTGCGCTGGTAGCGCTGCACGTAGGGCATCATGAGTTGCAGCATGGACATGCCGCCGAAGTTATAGGCCGGCTTCAGCATATCCGGCACGGGGCGCATGATGACGGTAATCAGGCGGTCTGCATGGACGTCTTGGCCCATGACATACCAACGCTCAGGGACAAAGAAGTCTTTGCGCGTCGGGGCGTTGGCGTTGTACATGCTCGGGGTAGACCAGATGGGTTCAATCACGCTGAAACCCTTTAGCGCGCCTTTCTTGACGCCAATGGGGCTTGTGACGAACGGCAGCGACGTGTCGGTGTGGTCTAGGTCGATAAACACCTGGGCGCGGCCCATGGTCATCTCCACTTCGATAACACGCCGGATCATGCTGCGGATGTCGTGGCGCTTGAACTCAGTTTCGAGCGCTTCGATTTTCTCAGCGCGGATCTCGGCGTCGGCGTCGTTATCGTCGTCGCCCACAGGGACGAACTTACCCCACTTGCGGGTCATTTCGGTGGCGGTCGTTTCCGGCACGCTGCGGTAGTCGCTCGACTGGCTCAACATGGCCAGCTGGGGATAGCCCACGAACGCCGGGAAGAAGTTCGCGTCCTGCTCGCCGGCATACTGGTAGATGCTGGAGCAACTATCCTGGGCTACCGGCGCGGTCTTGCCAGCAGGTACTACGCCAGCCGGCAGCCAGGGGGCTTTATATTCCGGCGCTTGTTTTGGCGCGGACTGCTCGGCCAGCATGTGCTGTGCCAGGCGCAGGCGCTTCTTTTCAAGCTCCAGCCTCTCGCGCTCCAGCTCAATCGAGGGGTCAGGCTTGCGCCGGAATAGTTTGATCATAACAGTGCCTCTGGGTTGATTTTCATGCCGCCAGATACCGGCGCGTACGCCATGATAAACGCGTCAGCCATGTTTGGCGATGGTACTTCGCGTTTGGCCAGGTCTTTCTTGGACTCTACCTTGACCTTGCCGTTATTGTCGAAGTCGCGTCGCGGAATAGCCAGCTCGGCCTTGAGTTGTTCCAACTTGTCAATCTTGCTGCAAATACTGATTAGTTCGTCTGGCTTATAAGTGGGCGGCTCTCTGCCCTCTTGGATAGCAGTGACAACTTGATAAGTCAGCCGGAAGCGGTCGGCAACAGTCCACCATGCTTGTGACTTCAAGTTAGAGAAGAAGTCCTCGTTAGTGGTCTTGTGCTCATATATTGCATTTGGCTTGTGAACTTTCGCGCCAGCGTTGAACTTAGAGTATCGCAACTTATTAGCGGACGACTGCTTTTGATTCAGCTCAGCAATATATGCGCCGGCACTCGCACCAACTCCAATGCTGTCGTAGTTGATATGCGCGCCATGTTTCGAGGCGCTGCGGTATGCGCGAGTGGTGGACTTCAATAGTTCGTCTTCTTTGCCGGCCCACTCGTCAGACTCAAATGCCAATCCGCCACGGCGGATAATAGTGGCGCACTTATCGTTGCCATCGTCCGCGATATCGTAGCCCATGAAGTAGCGGCCTTCTGCGATCTCTGGGATTAACAGGTGGGCATCAACTGCGGCGGCAATCCAGCTTGCCTTGATAACTACCGAGTCGTCATCGGTTAGCGCTTCGCCCAGGTAGATATGCCGGTATGCGTCCGGGTCGGCAGCTTTAAGGCGTTCGGCTTTATCAAGTGCCGTCTGCGATAGGAAAGGGTTTTCCGGGTAGTTGATATGCCGAACAACGCAATCATCGCCCAGCAAGCGCGGCAACTTGGTTTGCACAAAGTCCGTGACGAACTTAGGGTTCCAAAGCAGCCATATCTCGGCTCCTTCTTTGCGGATGGTCGGGTCGATTACTTCCCACTGGCTTTCCGTCAGCCCTTCGCCTTCCTCGATCCAGCAGATATCAACGCCTTCAGTACCCTTGATATCGTTCAAGTTGCGAGCGATACCGTAGAACAGAAATTCTGAACCGGTTGTTTTATGCTTGATGCTGGACACGCCAATATCAAACTCATCTTCCCAGCCGGCCGTCTCGATCTTCTCCTTGATGACCGTATATACCGAGTCGGTGATTCTGTTTTGGAACTGGCGAATGCACAAAAAGCGCAACGAATAGTTGCGCGCAAGAAACGCGGCCATTCCAGCCGCGTCATGGGTTTTCCCGCTAAACCGTCCGCCCCTTAAAAGTTTGTACGGTTTGCGGGTAGTCCAGAATGTTTTTAAGTTAGGGTTTAACTGGAACATTCGATTGCGCGTAGAAGTCGTCCAGGGTGCGGCCTTTGTTTAGGCTTTCGCCGTTGGTTGT